TGACACAAGTTTGTTCAGGGCTGATTACAGTCTTCAATTCAATTCTTTTTAGGAGGCAAAAATGCCAAATATTACTTCAATCGGCGCGGGTATGTACACCTCCCTCGCTTACGTAGACCTTCCCTGTGTAGAGGGCACTGGTTCTGCTGGTGTTAACATCGGTAAAGGAGACACTCCTTCGGAGTGGATACCTGAGTTTGAAACCGGTACAGGCCTTGCTTTTACTGCTACAGATAACGCAGTAAACATCGGTCGTATCCGTGAGTTCCCAAATCTGGGTATTCCAGCTAACATCGTAAACGTTCCTCAGTATGGTCAGGCAGTATCTTCACAGATCGCTGGTCAGTCTGATGCTCCTTCTATGGACTTCACGTTTAACTATGTTCCCGAAGAGCACGCATTCATCGAAGATATGCTCCGAGGCGGTGCTGTATACCTCTTCCGTGTTCGTTTGGCTAACGCTAAGCAGCTCACTGATGTAGACAAGAACAATCTGCCTACTCCAAACGAAGATAATACTGCCCTTGTAGAAGCTTCTGATTTCTTCTTCTTCGGCAAAGTTGCATCGTTTGAGATTGTACCTAACTTGACTGACTCTAACCAGTTGAATGTCTCTATGACTATCGACGGTGAGATGAAAGGTCCTGCTAGCTACAGCGCAGACGGCTCTACTTACGAGTAAATAATACAAGGGCCTCCGGGGTTATCCCGGGGGTCCTTTATAAACCAATAGGTGATAATAATGTCAGAAGAGATTAGACCGCCTTTCGATCAGCCTTACGTTATGAAGGTAACTGTAAATAAGATGCGAAAAGCTATTGACACAAGCTTCTACAAGACTTCCTCTAGGCTCGAAGAGTTTGAAGAGAAGTCAGAGAAGTGGGTAGAAGTTCTTAACACACTACATGCCTTACATGCTGTAAGGAAAGTAATTGATGATTTCGAGGCCAACAACGGCCAACTATTTTCAGGCGATAAGCCTGCTACTGATGGAGAATAAAACCATGGCTATGGATATTGATAAGTTTTTGGATAAAACTGCAGTTAAGCAAGAAACTCTTGATTTCAGGGGTGAGACGCTTACTTTAAGAGAACTTTCTTTTGGACAAGTTGGAGTATTCTCTAAACTAGGAAAAGAAGTTGAAAACGTAGATGCCCTAGAGGGCAACAAGATGGCTATGGGTGCTCTTCTTCGTTCAGGTATTCTTGAACTAGAAGAGTTGACCGATGACCAACTTGACCGTTTTTCCCCTGCTGGGCTTAAGGAGCTTAGCGAAGCCATTCTGCAATTTAACGGATTAGCAGTGGCCGATGAGGGAAACGAGTAAAGCGGAGGCTTAACAGCCAAGACATGTTTATGCATGAATTGGCGCTTAACTTAGGGGTTCGTGTATCTGAGCTAGAATCTTGGCCTAATTCAGAAGTTATGGATTGGATTGAGTATTTTAGGCGAAGGCCAGTTGGCTGGAGAGAAGATCATAGAACCCATTATCTTTTGTCTGCACAAGGCGTTAAAGCAAAAGGACATGAGCTGTTTAGTTCTTTATACGCTATAGAGAAAGACAAAGAAGAAGTTGAGAACGAATCTGTAGAGAACGATGCGTCTAAACTATTAGACTCGGGGCTCTTTACTAGGATGATGAACGAGACTGGTTGGGACATTAAGGTGGATATATGATTAGACTTAAACTTACAGGTGTTGACAAAGCATTTGATGAGATTGATGAAGAAGTTGTTGAAACCATTAATGCCCTAGCTAGGCTTCAAGCCTTTGAAGCAACAGGTGCGCTCAAAGATGCTACACCAGTAGACACTGGTAGAGCAAGAAACTCTTGGGCCTTGGTAGAGAATAGAAATCAATTCCTTGATGTTAAATCAGGGTCTCAAACTCCCTTTATTGGACCTCCGAGTAAAGATGAGATTGAAGTTCTATATATAACAAACGGAACTCCCTACATCGAGGATTTGAACCAAGGCTCTTCTAAGCAAGCACCGGCAAGATTTGTTGAAACCACTATGCTTAAATACTTCTCAGTAGACGGTGTATTGTTTGAAACAGTCAATTTACAAAACGAATAAGGATAACAAGAGATGGCTATTAGACTTCAATTTGAGGCAGACGCCAAACAAGCAAAGCGGGAAGTCGCTTCTCTTGAGAAATCTGTTGCAAGTATTGACAACACTACAAAGAAAGCAGCTAAGACCACAAAGTTATTTGTAAATGCTTTTGCTGGACTAGCAACCGCTTCTGTTGGTTTTAAGAGCATTTCTAGAAACCTTGATTCTTTTACAAGAATCGGTAATAGAATTGCCCTAACTACAGGTAGAACAAAAGCCCTTGTAGCACAACAACAAAAACTTTTAGATGTTTCTAGGGCAACTAGGACAGACGTAGAAGCAACTGTTGCTTTGTATTCTAAGCTAGCATTAAATACTAAAGTATCCAATGCGCAAGCAGTTAGACTAACTAGAACTTTGCAAAAGGCGGCTCAAATAGGAGGTAGCTCAGCAGCTACTAACGAAGCCGCTATAACTCAGTTAACCCAAGGATTAGCTTCAGGTGTTCTTAGGGGAGAAGAGCTTAACTCTGTTTTAGAAGGTCTACCTAGAATAGCTCAAGCTATAGCAGAAGAATTAAACGTATCAGTAGGTCAACTTAGAAACCTAGCTTCCGAAGGGAAAGTAACAGCTAATACAGTAGAGAAGGCCTTAGTAGGTAGCGCTAAGAAAATAAATCAAGAGTTTTCAGAATTAAACTCAACTATCTCTAGCTCTCTAAAAGTGGCTGCTGACGATATTGCTTTTGGCTTCAACAGGATATTTAGCTCTCTCAATAGGGGATCAGGTGGCGCTTCAAAGTTTATAGAAGGTTTTGGAAAAGGTGTATCATCTTTTCTAAGAGATATAGCTGTAAGTATAAGAGTGCTCCAAACCAATATCCTCTTGCTAAAATACGATTTTAAAGATTTATTTACTTATATATCTACGTTTAGCGTAGCCGGTATTTTCTCGGGTATGTTAGGCGGTATTGCATCTTACTCTTCGGTTTTAGGTAAGGCGCTTAAGCCGATTAAGTCTTTTGTTGATAATGTTCAAGATTTATTCTACAACATGTTTATCTATGTGATTGGTAATTCTATCTACAAAGACATGATTAATAACATCGTTGCTTACACCCCTAATTTATTTAAGGCGCTAGATACAATAAAGTCTTTTGGTAGCGCAGTAGGCGAGGTATTTGAAGGGCTTGTAAACAGCACTAAGCAAGGTATCCAATTTGGTTTATCTGCTGGAAATAGTTTTCTTGGTGTTCTTGCTCAGGGCCTAGCTGGAGTGTTGTCGGTAGCCCTGTTAGCAGTTCCTTTTAGTAGGCTATTAATAGGTGGAGGCTTAGGTGCTACACTAGGAAAGCAAATAGCTTCTGGCTTTATGCTTGTAATTGGAGCGGCTTTTGGAAACTTTGCTCTTAGGGATGACAAAGGAGAAGGTATTACTGGATTACTGTCTCAACAAAACAGTATCTTGACCTTCATGTCTGGATTAGTTGGTTCTCTCTTAGATTTCTTAAAAGGTGTTATACCCGGGGGAGGATTGGTTGAAGCTTTTAATAAAGTAGGTGGCTTCATATCAGATAACCTTGCAGGTATACTAATAACTGCTTTTACAGCAAAGCCAATGTTAAAAGCCTTTGGCTTGATTGGAAATTCTGTAAATCCTTTTACTAGCTCAGTTACGGGTACTGCTCAAACCATTGGTGACATCTATCAAAGAAGGACTGCAGGCCCAGCAGTTAGGGGACTTAGAGCCGAAGGAGAACAATTAACTGCTGCACTAGCAGGTGTTAACGAATCTTTCAGAGCCGAGAGAATAAGATTAGACAGGCAAATCCTAAATACTACTAATGATCAAGAGCAGCTGCAAATACTGAGACTTGAAAGACTTGTTAATGAAGATAAGTACAAAAAGCAGATAGCAGTAATTCAAGCTCAAATCGCCCAGAACCAAAAGAAACTAGCAGTAAACTCTCAACTCTTAGATGGTGCTGTTGAGCGACTCAGGCTTGCAGTTCAGAAATCTATTGCTGGTTTCGCTAAATTTGGAGGAGCAGCTGGAGGAATTGTTGGGCAGTTCTTTGGAGCAGGTCTTGGCCTTAAGATAGCTAAAGACTGGGGCATGAATGCGGGCGAGGCTTTCTTAACTACCCTCTTAGTTTCTCAGTTAACCGCTATGCTTTCTGCAGCACTTGGCCAAGCTATATTCCAAGTTATTGCAGTAGGAATAACTGGACTCCTTGGTGGGTTGTTTAGCTGGGCCAATGTAATACCGGGAATAATAGCGGTAGCAACTGTAGCAGCTCTTCGTTATGCGTTTAGTGACGACTCTTGGTTTAGAAAAATTGGAGAAGCTATAGGCGGATGGATTTGGGACGTAGAGCATTACCTTAGGAATACCGAATTTAAGCAGATGGGTGTAGACCTAGCTGATGCCTTTATTGAAGGGATCAAAGAGAGATTTGCAGGCTCTTACAGCTCAGATCTTTTAGCCTTAATGCTAAGTTTCTGGCTTGACACTCCTGTTTCTGCTTCTCCTAACCAACCAAATAACAGCAATAGAAATAACAAAGTACCAACCAGAGACAGAAGCGCAAATATTTCTCAAGCAGATCTCGATGAAAATGTTAAGAGACTAGCTACTGCTATAGAGAAACTTGCTGAGTCGCCAAAGGTGAGAGGGTATGCCGAAGGTGGCAGTGTTGTTGGAATAGGGACAGGGACTTCTGATTCTATCCCCGCCATGCTATCTAACGGAGAGTATGTTGTTCGAGAATCTGCAGCAAAGGGGAACAAATCCTTCCTAGATTACGTTAATAAAACAGGAAAGATTCCCACATTTGCTAGCGGAGGAGAGGTAGACGAGGAACCGGGAATTTTTGCAAGATTATTCGCTTCTTGGAAAGAATACAACGAAAGGCGCAACCCTAGTAATGAGTTTACTGCATTTAACACTAGTGGAATCGATTTTGCAAAGTATATAAGCCAATACTCTCGGGATTTATTTACTACTCCTGCGCACTCTAAGCTCATGAAAATGCTATCCGCAGGTTATATCTCAACTAACCCCAATGAGTTTGTTGATCATTACTACTTAGCTACTGAATCTATATACAATGAGCTTAGAAAACTGTATGAGAAAGACGGTGTAATATCTGCCTTTTCACCGATTGACTATAACAAAGCCTATGATAATGCTTACGCTCAAACTATACTGAAACCTAGTTACGAAACCCTCCTTGAGTGGATACCAGATTCTGGAGGCGGGCCTTCTGTATTACTACTCTCTAAAATGTTTAGAGAAGCAGGTTTAATTGGCGAAGATAGTAAGGGAACAGCAGGAGTAGCTGTAAGCGTGGGCTTACCCCAGATACCGTCAGACTCTAAAGATCCAAGGCTTGCAGTAGCTAAAGCTTACTACGCATCTCTGCATGAGTTAGGTCATGTATTTGATCACTACAAAGGTTCTTCTCACCAGCTTTGGCCGCACCAGATTCTTGGGCCACAAGGAAAACCATTTTCTTCCCCTAGTAGCTCGTGGAATCTGTTTTTCACCCAACATGACCTTTGGTCTGAGCTTTCCCAAGGAGGAGAGGGCTTCGCGACTATGTTTGCTGAGCAAATGTTTAAGGCAGATTCTCCTTCAGCCCAAGATGTGTTTAGTCAAAGCGTATTAGGTAGTCTTTATTCTTATTTAGATTATGAGTCAGGGGAATCTCTAACATCTAAAAACCAGATTGCGGCTCATATGCGCAAAATTGGCTTCCCAGAACTATTAGACTTAATAGCCGATGGAAAATTAGATGGAAATGAAGAGTTTAATGTACTTTCAAAAGCAATATCTAAAGTTATGTTTGATAAGAATGCTGAAAGGATTGCTAACGGCTACTCTAGCTTGTACTATAGATTAGAAAGAAAATTTGAGAATTATCTTGATGTTACTAGCGATATAAGAAAGGGCTATGCCAGTGGCGGATCAGTATATGGGGCGGGGACAGGAACTTCAGACTCCATACCTGCAATGCTATCTAACGGAGAATATGTTGTTAGAGAGTCTGTTGCTAAAAATAATAGAGGTCTCCTTAACTACTTAAATAAAACTGGTAAAATTCCAGGGTTTAACTCTGGAGGTTCAGTAGGAAGTAGCGATGACCCACTTACTATAGCTGGGTATGACTTAAGAGAACTAAAGCAGTATTTAGACCCCCTAATAGAAACAATGAAGGAAATGATAGCCCCTTTGCAAGAACTTGTTATGAGCGGCGTCAATCAAGCCATGGGTGCTATTAGTGGTGGAGAATCTGAGGGCTCTCAGTTTAAAAGCCTTGACGAGCTAGTAAAAACTCTTATGCCAGTTCTAAATAACGATGGTATAAAAGTCAAAGCAGATATTTTGTCTGGTTATTTAGATGACAACCCCAAAGATGCTCAAAGAGTTAATCAGCTACAAGAGTCTCTTAACCGAGTTAATGATCGTATTAAATCACTTGGTGAGGATGTGCCTTATGCCCTAGAGCTTCAAAAGAAAGTTTTAGAAGAGGACATTGTTACTGAGCTTGGTACTATTGTCGAAGCTATAGAAGAAGGCAATGATGTAATTCGAAAATTCACAGATAGGCAATCTCAAGCAGGCGAGAATTTACTCGATAGCACTAAGCAAGGGTTGGCTGGGAGTATTTCTGATGTCATCAGAGGCCGAGCAAGTCCAGAGGAAGCACTCAAAGGATTTGCTAATAGCTTCCTTGACAATGTTGTAGATAACCTTTCGACTTCTTTTGTAGAAGGTTTGTTTACTACCAAAGGAGTAGATGGGGCTCCCGGTGAAGATAACGCCCTTGCTCAAATATTCACTAACATTGGCTCTTACGGCGCTAAAGGCGCTGAAGATCTTGGTAGAGGTGTGTTTGACAAAGTAAGCGGAGCTCTTGGTTCCACTGTTAATAACCCTATGATTGTTAAAGATATTGGAGTTGCAGGCATTGCTGGTCCCATGCTTACTGATGGGCTAGAGTTACCTCCCGGAGTATCTGGACCTGTTGGAGAAGGTGCTGAAAATGCAGCAGCTACTCAACAACAAGGCTTTAAGGGCATCATGGATACTCTCTGGAACACTACTAAAACCCTCTTGTCAGATGGTTTTGGCGGTCTCAAAGATATCTTTGGTGGGCTTATGAACAGCCTTGGTAGTCTCTTTGGTGGAGGCGGCTCTGGTGGTGGCTTTATGGGCGTTATCAGCACTATAGCTGGTGCCTTTGGTGGTGGATTCTATACAGGCGGTTCTCTTGGTGCTAACAAGTTTGGTGTTGTTGGTGAAAGAGGCCCTGAATTGATAACCGGACCAGCGAAAGTATACAGCAATGCACAGTCTGCTCGTATGCTTGAAAGAGCTGGCACCGAAAGCCAAGGCAGTAAAAACATAACATTTGCTCTTGAAGGTGACTTTGACACCCGTGCAGAGCGTTCAATTAGACGTATGATAAACTCCGGTATGATGCAATCTGCCTTGAATGGTGCAGAGGTCGAAAACGGAGGAAACCAACCAATATTTAGGACACCGTGATTATGGCTAAATTATCTATTAGGAAAAGAGATATTATAACGCCCTACAACCTTTCACCTATAGAAGCATCTGAATTGGTTGTTACGTCATCTAACAGAGCCTCCGTCTCTCGGAGAGGGGGCTTCTGCTTTTCTTTGACAATGGGCATTAGACCCTACAGAATGATTGACAAAGATGACTTTGAACAGTACTGGCGGCTTGTAGGGGAATTATCTAGAGACCCTTATCTTGAAGTGCCTTTATATAATGCTATAGAGACTGATACGTTTAAAGCAGGTATCGAGGTTATTACCCCTACAGCCAGTAGACCAGTAGGTGCTGATACTATTACTGTAAGTACTAGCTTGATTATGCCCGGGCAGATATTTAGAGTTGACGCTAAGCTATACCAAGCAGCCAATGTTGCAGGGAGCACAATATTTTTGTCAAAGCCCTTGTCTCAAGAAATAGACACATCTACACAGATAGTGTTGTCAGAAGATAAAAATGACCACGATGGCCCTGACGGATACTTTGTTAATGAAGATTTTGGAAATCCAGTAAACCGAATTGAAGATGGTATACTTGGTGTAATTGGTCCTTTACAATTTAAGGAGAAGCTATAATGGCATATGCTTTTACAGACGTTGAAGTAATGAGGTTCTTACGAGAGGAAGTTGCGCACCCAGTATATCAGTTTGTTGAAATCAAGCTGGCAGTGCCTAACTCTGGGGGAATAACTGATTTTTGCTTTACTAACTTTACAGCTGAGCTCAGCGCTAAAAGAGAAGTAGACCCTATAATCGCAACAGGAGCTCGGGTTTGGTATAACCAATATTTAGAAGGGGTTTCTGCCCCTGCTAGATCAGGAGAAGTAACCCAAGAAGTTCAGCGCTTCCAGTTTAAGCAAGCCTTAGATTACGCCTTTAGTGATGCAGATGACGACTTGCTTACTGCCTTAGGTTTCTTTCATAACGCTGAAGTGGTTTGTTCTGCTTATGTGTTTGTAGCCAATGATGCAGACCCTTGGAAAACTGATGATCCTCTTTATAGGACTTACGGGCTAGTTAAAAGCGCAAGCAGGGATTTACCTACTGGAGATATTGTTTTAGAAACTACAAGTAGCTTTGGTAAGCTTCAAAACATTAAAGAAATGAGAACAACTCCCGCTTCTCTAAACAAGTATGTAGGGACTAGTAATACATTTGATACATCTTTTGATAAGGCTGGCACTAAGCATGACCGTGAAGCACTTGAGTGGGGGACAGGATAATGGCATTAACTGGATTTGAAATCTTTGCGATAATTAACGCAATCCTGACCGCTGTCTCTATCATTGCTACTATTGTAATGAAGCCCAAGCAAAGGAAGCAGGAGAACAATGTTCAAAGACAAGGTCTAGATGAAGACCTAGAGCGCCTTTATGGTACTCGTAAAATGGCAATGGTTATAACCAATGCTACCTCTAACAAAACAGGTAAAGCTTTTTGGTATCAACAGCAGGACACTGTTGGTGTTTCTGCAAGACATAAAGAAAAAGACAAATACTGTCAAGACCCTAACACTGAGAAAAGTGCTTGGACAGAGCCTCGTAACACAATGCTTAGGGTTCAAGGGCCTATTTGTGTTCAAGGCCGATTAAACGCTCGTTTTTCTGAGGGCTTTAACAAGATTGAAGACTTTAATGTTAAAGTAGATGATAAGCCTTACAACGATAAAGAGTTAGTTTCTAGGGACAAGCACTGGCAGTCAGGTGCTGGATGGGCTGTTTACCTCAGAGGAGACATTGAGGATATCCGATTCAAAAATGGCGGAGGAAGCGTAGGGCCTAACGATAAATTCAGCAATGTTATTCACGGCTACGGTGAAGCAATGCTAGACCTTGAAAAGGGTAAAGCTAAGTTTGCAGGTATTCCTGAGTGGTCATTTAAGCTTCGCTCAAACAACCTTTATGACCCCAGAGAATCTAGCAACTCGCCTAACGCTCCTTCTACTTGGACGGGACGACGAGACAACCCCGGTCTTCAACTTCTTGACTATATGCTTGATGAGGAGTTCGGTGCAGGAATCCCTATTAACGAGATTAACTTGCCCTCTTTTGAAGACTTTGCAAACGTATCAGACGTTCTAATTGGTATTCAATTAATACAGAATGAAGGGTTTGTACCTAGCAGGTATTACCGCTATGGGGCAGGAAGATCTACTAAGATGTTCCCTTATATCCCTGATGAGTATCTGAGGGATTGGCAGAATACTAACGTACAGACTAAGCGTTTTGAATCAAGTCCTATCTTTACCTCTAATATCACCCTAAGCACTGAAGACACTGTAGCTGATAACATTAGCGCTCTTCTGGCAGCTTGCCGTGGTGCTAGATTGTTTAGAAACAGGGCTGGCGAGTGGACCTTGTCACCTGCTTGGTTATTAGAAGAAGACTTTTCTTTTGAGTTTGACGCAGATGGGACTACAGGGCCTTATACTGTTCCTTTCCTGCCTGACCCTAACAAGGTAGACCAGACGCCTACTGTTTATGTAAACGGTGCGGTTACTTCTGGTTGTACCTTTGAGATGGGCGGGGAAGTTGGAATTGACGCTGGTCAAATTGCAGGATTCAAAAAGGCAGAGTATAGAAAAGAAGAAAACCAACTAAAGATATTCTTCAACGGTACGGCCCCAAGTGTACCCAATGACTCTACCGTATACATTAAGAAAGGTAGACCTAACGGTGTAGTGAATTCTCAAAACTGGAACTGGTACGGGCAGAGCATCACCTTTATAACCTCTAATGGCACTACAACTGTATTTAGGCCTGACGATGGAGACGAGTACTGGTTGTATGAAGGGACCCTTGAGTACCCTTTAAATTCAGACCTTGATTTACTGGCCTCAGGTGGATTTAAGCTAACTTCATCTTCTGCATCAGAAGACGTTAAAATTGGATTGCGCTTACCTTCACCAGCTTCTGGTACTATTAGAATAGATTACCCCGCAGCAGCCTATGGAGCTAAACAAGTTGCTGCACATGTTATCCGAGACCCTATTGACTTAGGTCTTGATTATAACGCTAATTTTGATGAAGATGGCTATACACTGATTCGCTTTTCTGGCAATAAGGAAAGTTACCAATCGGTATCTACTGACGACAAATACAATCAGGTAACTGTTAAATTCCCCGATGAGTTTAACGATTATAAGCCTAGTGAAGTTACGTGGCCAGAGACAGACAGTAGTAAGCATACTGAGTTTTTAGCGGAAGATAACAATAGAAAATTATTAAACACTATTGAAGTAAACCATATTACTAACAAAGCTGAAGCAAGAGATTACGCTGAGTTTATTCTTAGGCAATCTCGTAGTGCTGATAACTACTCTTTTGATGTAGACGCTATTGGCATGATGCTTGAGCCTAATGATGTTATCTTTATTACTGACCCCCAAAGTAAGACCAATGACCCTGATACTTCAGAGGACAGGTCTAAGTATTGGAGAGTTGTATCTACAAAAGTTAATACAAACGGTACTGTAAGTATCACCTGTACTAGGTATGAGCCAGAGGACTTTGCTTACTTGTCTCCTTTGCTTGAAGACAAGAAGTATACCCCTATCAGCTCACCTATTCCGCCGGTCATATTTCCAGACGATGCTATTGAGCCTTTTGAAGACAAGTCAACAGGTTGGGGAAGCCTTAAGTGGGAGCTCCCGCCCGGAGAAGAAGACAATACCTTCAGGTATAGAGTATCTGTATCTAAGGCTTACGTTTATACTCAGTTGATTCAGTATAAAGCCGATACAATTGTTTGGCATATCGATAGGCACTATATTGCTAAACAAGACGTAGTAGGTGAACCAGACATACCTACTCCTGAAAATGACACCAATAACATCTATTGGGAAGCCTTGTCAGACGATGAAAATAGCCAACAGTTTCAGCTACTGCTGTCTGATACTGATGCTATGAGTTGTATTATACCCAATGAGAGAGCTAGTAGGTTCTACATATATGCGGTAGAAACGGTTACTGCTCTCGGTAGAAGCAAGGCTTCTTACATTGACATTGACATTAATGCAACATACTTTGGTTTACAGGCATTGCTGTTGTTAGATTCTAACAGAGACACTATCTTTGTTCCAAGGTATTCTTCTGCTGAAAACTACGATGAAGAAATTACATACAGCAAAGGTGTCTTAGTAAGATATGGTAACAGCTATTATGTATCATTAATAAATGACAACCTAGGTAATCCTGTAAGTGATACCTCTGCTTGGCGGTTAAACAAAGGTGGTTTACTAGACTTTACTCAAACTGACTTTGCCTTGACAATGTACAAAGGAGAAGAGCGGTTAAAGCTAAACACTATTGACGATGCAGGCGAAGAGTACTTTGAACCTGAGCCAGAAGCAGTAGTAGATGTCAATCCAAACAGATGGTATATCTCATCTTTTCAAGTAAGAAATGTACAGCTACCTGATCCAGAAGACTCTACTTACCCGGGAGAGCCTTATACTCCTTTTGAAGAATTTGACATAATTCAGTTTTCTGATATTGTAGATATTGGTTCTACCGCTGGTAACGGTATGATTGACGTAGTTGCACACTATATCACCGATGGCGGAGATAGAGTCCCTGTAATGAAGAGTATTGAGTACATACCTACTTCTGCTGGTGCTGATGGAAATGACGGGGATAGCTTTGTAGAAATAAGTATCTATAAGTGGACCCCTGAAGATTATGATGAAGAAGGGGAATTGATTGTACCCCCAACACCTTCAGGTGGTACCTTTAACTTTGTTACAAACTTCTTAGATGTAGCTGATGTATTCCCCTCGGGTTGGGAAGCAACTCCTGTTTCAGAAACTACAGGTGTTGTGTGGAAATGTATCCAGAGATACCAAAGGCAATCAGACATACAACCAGAGCCAGTAGGCGAGTGGTCCGATCCGTATGTAGAGATATTATACGGTGGCTCTCGTGTAACTGCTAACTTGTACACTAAAGTAGCAAATAGCGAAGAAGGCTCAGCCCTTAGAGCCCCTACTGACGAAGCCCTAGCCTATAACTTTGGTGTTGACAGTCTTATTGACCCAGAAACTGGTGACTTAATTACTAACGCTAACCCCTACATAGATCCACAGAGTGTTACATGGTATACTTCAGTTCCTCCCGGATCAGGGGATACTTGGGTAACTCAATCTAAGTTTGCAGTAGGTGGGCAAGTAGGTATTGATACTAAAGGCGATTGGAGTGACCCTACTACCCTAGCTACTCAAGGTGGCAAGAGTACATACGGAGGGTTGCTGTTAGCCATTCTTAACGATGGCCAGATGCCTTTAGCGTGGACAAGACCCCCAGATGATTACATATGGTATGATTTTGATAGAGAAATCTATGTTACAGCGGATGACCAAGAAAATGAGTTTAGAGAGTATGTGCCTTTCGAACCCGGAACTGGGGTCCAGGCATATTTTTCTTGGTGGAATCCAAAATATGTGCCAGATGTTCAACCGGGGCGTAGCGCAACATGGGCTATCAGGGAAACCTTCTCTGTCTATGGTGCTTTTGGAACTGATGAAACTTCTACTTGGAATGAGGCGGTTAAGTATGTAGAAAACGGTAATGACGGGTTATCCGCTTTTACTGTATCAGCTTACGCAAGACTACAAGACGGTAATCAACCGGGAGTTCCTGTAGAAAATACAGGTTCTTTCAACTTTGATACTGCAGAAGTTGTTCCTCCAGACGCTAACCCGGGAGATAGCGGGGTAGTGTGGTCAGCTGAAATACCTTCTTATGCAACAGGTCTTGACAATATTTGGGTAACAACAGCGCCAGCGAAAAGCACAGACCCTAAAGGTACAGACAATACGCTTCTGTGGACACAACCTAAGCTACTAGCTACAAACGGAGTTGCAGGTGCTTCTACAGATATTATCTTTAGAAGATTCCCTAGTCAACCAGCTACTCCTAGCCCTAGCGAAATATCACCCCCAGCAGGGTGGTTTTCAGTATCTAGTAATGTACCTTACAGTGACACCGAATATCTTTGGGCCTCTAATGGCACTAAAGCTAATCCAGTAGAAGATTGGGTTTGGGGAGAACCTTACCAAGTAGAAGGCGGTGCGGTAGCAGAAGTAACTGTTTACAAGCGTTCCCCTACTATTGTAACTACTAAGCCATCTAATACTAACACATATAGCTTCAAAGACGCTCGATTTACTACCCTACCTTCAGGTTGGTTAGATGCTATCGAAGACGGCGATGACCCTGTTTATATGTCTAAAGGCGTAGCTTCAGGCTCTAATATAGAAGCTAAGGTAGCAGTCACTAACTGGACTAGCCCAACTTTAGTATTCCAAAATGGTGAGAAGGGTGAACCCGGTAAAGACGGTGACCTTGGTGCAGGAGTCAAGCTAGAGTCAGACACTACTCTTATTGTTTACAATGAAACTGGTACGGGGCCTGTTCCTGATAAGATTAACCTTAAGGCTTATTCTTTCAATGTCACTGACCCTATCTTCTATTTTTACTATAAAACAAGAGGAAGTGACACATGGACCCAACTGAGTGCGGCTTCTACTAATAATACTGTAAATAATGTATCTGTCCCCGGTAGCATCACTAGCCTACCTAGGCAGTATGGTGTTTGGATTAAGAAAGCAGATGCTAACGGAGCTGATGATCCTTGGTTAGCTGCAGACATCATTACTCTTGGTGGAGTGAGGCCGGGAGAGAACGGAGAAGACGGTGCTGACGGTGTTGATGGTCTTGCGGGCGTTCCCGGAGAAGACGGTGCTGACGGTACTAATGGAACAGACGGCATTACTATTCACTATAGTAACCAAGCCCATACAGTGCCAACAGATAGTAACGGTTATTCTCCAAGCTGGGGTGGATCAGGTGGTACGCTAACTGTTTATGACGGTACTTCTAGAATGCTTTTGCAGAACGCTGGAACTTCTAACGGAAGTTACCCTAGTTCTAAAGGTTACTATAACCTAAACATAAGCTACCAATCAGGAAATAGCTTAGGTATACCTTCTATCAGCGGTGTTGGTTCAAATGCTATTCTTAGTAACTGGAGCGGTAGCAGAATAAGTGTTGCCACTTCCTACAAAGTGCAGGTTAGGCTTAGAAACAATGAAAATCGAACATTAGCTTTTGAATTTCTTATAAGCTTAACTCCTTCCTTGAAAGGTGCGCAAGGCAGTCAAGGACCTCAAGGGCCTCAGGGACCTCAAGGACCTCAGGGGCCTCCCGGAGAAGGTGCTGATAATATACTTCCTAGCCCCTATGCTGGTATAATAACTGTATGGAAGGGCACTCCAAGTCAGAAACCTACTAAAACCGAAATAAACAATTTAGATATTGGTTATGGCGGGACAGGTACTGGTAGTGGAAGCGCTTATAAGGATGCTTTAGATAGAGATTTTCTAAGCTATATAGTACCTAATACATGGGCCATTACTACTGAATCTTATCCCACTAATGGTGCAGAAAGGCAGTCTTATTCTTGGAGATGGCTTGGTACAGATTGGCAACAAGCTGAGATAATCGATACAGATGTTGTAAGGGCTAATGCTATCCAAGCAGAACAGTTACAGATATCTGCTAATAGCAGAGGTGCAAACAGAATGTTCTTTGATGGCGCGAGTAATGCCATAAGAATTTTTGATGCCAGTAACCGAGAAAGAGTTAGGCTTGGTCAACTCTAATATAAGGGGGTACTAATGTACCCCTTTAATTTTCATAGGAGGCTTTATGGCTTACGGATTAAAAATATGGGGACCTAACGGTTCTAGTGTTGTATTCAATGAAAGTTTCATGTACTCTAGGTTAGAATATTCTGTTGGATTCGATGTTCAACCCGGATCTAATATAGGTTTTCAATCTTTGACTAGTGCAAATGATCCTACAAAAGTGCAGATTCTTTTACTTACCAGTCCAGTTAACGGATACAGAGTAACTCCTTGGATGCAAGATTTAAGACTAGTTAAATACTCCACTGGGTTTAATTTGTTTCATGACGGTGTCTATGACAAAATTAACTCTATACCCGGAGTTATACTTGGAATAAGGTTGAAAGACTAATGGCTTACGGATTAGAAGTTAAAAATAATAACCAGATAATGCAGATAAGCTCAGAGCAGGCAGGCAGACTTGGGTTGTCTATTTACAAGTCAGGGTATAGTAGAGGCATTCTCAAATCAGATGTAGGGGCCACTGATCTTCTTTTTTTAAAGTATAACCCTAATGATGCTACTAACAATAGAAACATTAATTTTGACAGGTTGGTTGTAGACCCTTTTTTCAGTAGTAATTATCTCGTTTTCAGAAGCCCTTTTAAGATGCAGGGTACTGACGGAATTAACGACCCTAGGGTATATGTAAACTATGCCATAGCTAGAATTCACAATGACGTTGCTTTCACGGGTAGTTACGGACTACAAATAAAAGCAGCTAATGCCACAACTATATTTGATTCC